ATGCAAGATGGAACGCCGACGGACCCGCGCAAGGACGCACTCCTCCGGCCGATTTTCGCTGCCCACGCTGCCGACCGGGACCCGCGATGGAGAGGAATCCTCCTTTTCATTTTCTGGTCCGACCTGGAAAAGCTGCTTTGCCTCAAGCGCCACTGGGACCCGGAGGAGGGGGATCTATGGCGCAACATCACGTGGGTCTTCATTGAAGTTCTTTCCCGGATCGACCTGAATCAACGCCCCGAGCGGCTGGCACAGAAGGTCTTGAACGACACCTCCCACCGCCTGCACGACGAATACCGAGATGCATGGGGCCGGGCAGACCAGGAGTTCGCAACGGAACCGGAGGAGATCGTCATGCTTGCCGGCGGGACGGAGGATTCAACCTTCGCGGCGCTTGCGTTCAGTGAAGAGAGGCAGGTCGAGATCCAGCGACTGAGGACGCACATGGAGGTAGGCCGGATAACCGAGGACGATTTTGTTCTTCTCGTAGGGACGCGGATCTACGGGAAATCCGTCGCCGATTGCGCTCTCGAAGTTGGGCTCACATTTCAAACCGCGAAAAAACGCCGGCAGCGCGCAGAACGCGCAATCCGGCACTTCGAGAAAAAAACGAGGTGATTTCCGGAAAAGCGTGTCCCCCTTTTTGCCGCCGAGGGGCCTCATTCCTAGTAGGAGGGACGAGCGATGGGGCAAGAAGGCGGCGTAGCAGTGTTCGACAAGACGGAAGTCCGGGAACTGATCAACGACCTGTTTGAGCAGGAGGGGCTCGTGATCGGCGGCCTGGTGGCCCTCCACAAGGTCGATGACGATCTCGTATGGCGCCTGATCCGGAGCATCGACGCCATTCGTCGGAAGTTCCTGCGGCGCCTGGAGGAGAAAGACCCCGACGACGATGGGGGAGGGCCGCCCCGGCGGCCCAATCTCAAGCCCCACCCGGCGATAGAGGAGTTCCTCTTGTCGGTGAGGCGGGGGTAGCCGATGGCCGCGACGACATCTATGGAGCTAAAGCGCCACTATGCCCAACTCTCCGAGAAAGAAACAGAGGAGTTGATCGTTTCCGTTGCGGATCTGATCGTTGACTTCCTCAAGGGAAACAAGGAATCGGCGCAATCCGCTTCCGCCGGAGTTGCGACGACCAGACCTGAGGTCCGGTCATGACACTCCCTCCCGTCTTCCGCAGACGTCGAAGCGACAACGGAATCCTCTCCGGCGACCTGTCCTTCCTGGGACGCGAGCCGGCAGAGATCTACCACGCCCAAGGGGCCAGGTTCCTATCGAGCCACCAACTGGCGGATTTTCGGCGCGATCCGCTCCTCTTCCGCAAGAAGGAGCTTGGGCTCGTAAAGGATGACGACCGGCCTGCCTTCCTTATCGGCCGCGCGGCGCACACGCTCATCCTCGAGGGGCGCGAGGTATATGGGCAAAGCTACGCCTTCGGCGGCCCCGTCAATCCGAAGACGGGCGAGCCGTTCGGCAGCCGCACGAAGGCCTTCCAGGAATGGGCCGATTCACAGGGAAAACCGGTCCTTACCGACGACCAGGTGGCGCTCATCGAGGCCATGGACACGATGGTCCGCACCCACGAACATGCCGCGGGGCTTCTTTCCGACGGAGTCCCCGAAGGGGTGGTCCGAGCCGAATATCGCGACGTGGCTTGTCAGGCAAGGTTCGACTGGTTCAGCGCCAAGCGCGGGATCGTGGACCTTAAGACCTGCGACAACCTCGATTGGCTTCAGACGGACGCCCGCAACTTTGGGTACGCCCACCAGATGGCGTTTTACCGGGCAATCCTTGCCTGCGTGACCGGGCTGATCTTCCCCGTGCACCTGATCGCCGTGGAGAAACGCGAGCCGTTCCGCACCGGCGTGTGGCGGATGAGCGAGGAAGTCTTGGGGATCGCACAGAAGGAAAACGAAGACGCCATCGAGCGGCTCAAATGTTGCCGCGAGCGCAACCAGTGGCTCACCGGCTACGAAGATATCCGGATTTTCGACTGGATCTAAATCAGCTTCAAAAAAGGAGGTGTTTCGATGAAGTTGCTGGAGCAAGTTGTCAGCGGCAAGACCGCCGCACCCAGGCGCGTGATGCTGTACGGCACGCAGGGGATCGGCAAGTCGACGTTCGCCTCATGCGCGCCCAAGCCGATCTTCTTGCAGACGGAGGATGGTCTCGGGGAGATCGACTGCGACAAGTTCCCGCTTGTTACGACGTTTTCCGAGGCTATGGGCGCCTTGTCCGAGCTCTACACCGAACCGCACCCGTACCAGACGGTTGTGGTCGATTCTCTGGACTGGCTGGAACGCCTGATCTTCGCGGAGGTCTGCCGCAAGCGCAACGTCGAAAGCATCGAGGAAATCGGCTACGCGAAGGGGTACGCCTTCGCGCTTACTCAATGGCGCGAGTTCCTCGAGGGGCTCTCTGCCCTGCGCAACGATCGCGGTATGACGGCGATCCTGATCGCGCACGCCCGGATCGAGCGGTTCGAGAATCCCGAGACCGAGGCCTACGACCGTTACGTTCCGCGCCTGCACAAGCTTGCGGCGGCGGTCATCCAGGAGTGGTGCGACGAGGTGCTCTTTGCCACATACAAGGTATACACCAAGCAATCCGACGAGGGCTTCAACCGCAAGCGGACGCAGGGGGTAGGCTCCGGTGAGCGGATCGTCCGCACGCAGGAACGTCCGGCCCACGTTGCGAAGAACCGCCTGAACCTTCCCGATGAAATGCCGCTCGACTGGAACGCCTACGCCCAATACCTGACAAACGACACGAACCAAGGAGGCAACTGATCATGGCGAATTTGACCGGTTTCAACGCGAACAATGTCGACCCGGCGGTCGACTTCGAGCCGATTCCAGCAGGGAAGTACCTGACTATCATCACGGACTCGGGAATAAAGCCGACCAAGAACGGAAGCGGCAGTTTCCTGGAACTAACATTCCAGGTGATCGACGGGCAGTACAAGAACCGGCTGCTCTGGTCACGGCTTAACCTCGACAACCCGAACAAGCAGGCGGTGGAGATCGCCCGGGCGCAGCTCTCCGCGATTTGCCGGGCGGTCGGGGTGATGCAGCCCAAGGATTCGACAGAGCTCCACAACCTGCCGCTGCAGGTCACCGTGAAGTGCAAGAAGCGGGAAGACACCGACGAGATCGTCAACGAGATCCGCGGCTACGCCAAGAAGGAAGCGGCAACGGGCCAGCCCCAGCAGGAGACGACGAACACTCCTCCCTGGGCGCGGAAGTGACCTGGGTCCTTCTTCCCGTTCGCACGTGGTCTGAGGCAAACCAACGGGGGCACTGGGGTAAACGTGCCCGCAGGGCGAAGAAACAGCGGCAGGCCGCCCGGTTGCTCGTCCGGGCGGCACGCTGTGCCCTTCCAATGTCGGGAAGCGTCGCGATCACGCTTACACGGATCGCGCCTCGCGCGCTCGACAGCGACAACCTCGCCTCGGGATTAAAGGCCGTGCGGGACGGCGTGGCGGACGCGCTGGGCGTGGACGACGGCACCTCCCGGATCGAGTGGCGATATGCCCAGGAACGGGGCAAGCCCGGCGAGTACGCCGTCCGAGTGGCGATCCAACCATCTCCCGTGGATCGGTAGGGCAAGGATGCTCGAGCTTAGGTCCTATCAACAGGAAGCGGTGGAGGCGATCTACCGCAGCTTAAGGGAGCGCGACGACAACCCCTGCGTCGTGATTCCGACAGGCGGAGGGAAGACGCCGGTCATGGCGACGGTCTGCCGGGACGCCGTGGGACGGTGGAAGGGCCGCGTCATGATCCTGGCCCACGTGAAGGAATTGCTCGAGCAGACCCGGGAAAAGCTTCACCTGGTCGCCCCGGAGATGTGGATGCAGACCGGAGTCTATTCGGCGGGGCTCAAATCCCGTGACACGGAACACCCAATCATCGTCGCGGGGATTCAGTCGGTCTACAGGCGGGCCTGCGAACTGGGCGCATTCGACCTGATCATCATCGACGAGGCGCACATGATCCCGCCGGATGGGGACGGGATGTACCGGACTTTCCTGGAAGACGCCCGGAAGGTCAACCCGAACGTGCGCCTGATCGGTCTAACTGCCACGCCGTTCCGGATGAAGAGCGGCATGATCTGCGCGCCGGAAAATGTCTTGAACCACGTCTGCTACGAGATTGGCGTCAAGGAACTGATCGTCCAGGGGTATCTCTGCCCGCTGGTTACTAAGGCGAGCCGCGAAAAGGTCGACACCTCAAAGCTCCACGTGCGCGCCGGGGAGTTCGTCGCCGGCGAGGTTGAAGACCTCATGAACACCGACGACCGGGTCGATTCGGCCTGTCGGGAGATCGTAGAACAGACCCGCAACCGGAAATCTGCGCTCATCTTCGCCGCGGGGGTGAGGCACGGACAGAACATCGCGGAGGTGTTTCGGGACAAATTCGGCGCGCTGGCCGGCACCGTCTTCGGGGACACACTCGATTTCGAAAGGGACAGGGTGCTGAAGGAGTTCAAGGCTGGTGAGCTCAAATACCTGGTCAACGTGAACGTCCTGACCACGGGCTTCGACGCCCCCAACATCGACTGCGTGGCCATGGTCCGGCCGACGCTCTCCCCCGGCCTCTACTACCAGATGGTCGGGCGGGGCTTCCGGTTAAACGAGGGGAAAAATAACTGCCTGGTCCTGGACTTCGGGGGAAACGTCCTGCGCCACGGGCCGGTGGACGCCATCCGAGTCCGCGCAGCAGGGAGCAATGGAAACGGTGCAACGCCGGCCAAGGAGTGCCCGCAGTGCCGCAGCCTGATCGCCGCGGCCTACTCAGTCTGCCCCGACTGCGGATTCGAATTTCCGCAGAAGGAAAGACGCAAGCACGACAGCCGTGCCTCCACAGAAGGGATCCTCTCCGGGCAGGTGACGACAACCGAATACCCGGTCCAGGAGGTTCGATACTTCGTCCACGAGAAACGGGGAGCTCCGGCAGACGCGCCGAGGACGATGCGGGTGGAGTACCGCACCGGTTTCAACAGCTACCAGTCAGAGTGGATCTGCTTCGAGCACACGGGCTTTGCGCGTCGCAAGGCCGAGCAGTGGTGGCGCAGGCGATCCAATGCCTCGGTCCCGGAATCGGTCGAGGAGGCGGTGGCGCTCGCGGAAGACGGGGCCTTGTGCCGGACCAAATCAATCACGGTGCGCAGCATCGCCGGGCAGGAGTATTCGCAGATCGTCAGGCACGAGCTGGGGGAGATTCCCCAGTGGCGCGAGCCGGGCTGGGATGACGACGACCTGGTATTCCCCTATTCCAATGACGGGAAATCAGCGTCATGAGCCAGCTCATTTCGTCGTTATTGCGTGCCGCACTGCGATACGCGGAGCTTGGCTTTCCCGTATTTCCCTGCGCGCCGGACGGCAAGGTTCCGATTACGCCCCGGGGTTTCAAGGACGCGACCACCGATCCCGCCCAGATCGAGAAATGGTGGGAGAAGTACCCAGACGCCAACATCGGAATTCCGACCGCTGGACTTCTCGTCGTTGATGTCGACGGGGAGGACAACCCGTGGCCCGCTGACCCGGAAAGAGCAGGGGACCTGGCGAGCGGTCCGATATCGCTTACCCCGCGCGGCGGCCGCCACCACATATTCAGGCAACCCGCCGGGAGGACCTGGAGGAACACTACCGGCAGGATCGCAGAACACGTCGATACCCGGGCGGACGGAGGGTACATCGTCGTTCCGCCCTCGGTCGTGGACGGCAAATCATACCGTTGGGCAGAGACGTTCGAACTGGCCGCCTCGCCCGATAAACTTCCGGTCCCGCCCGGGTGGTTGGTAGGCCTGCTGGATAGCCCGGGCGAGCTTTTTAGCGGGCGTGCAACCGGGGGTGACGGCCAAATCCTGGTCCCGGGCGCACACGCTTCGCCCCAGGGCGCGGATCTGCCTGCAGACGGCAACCTGATCCCCGCCGGCCAAAGAAACGCGACCCTGGCGCGCCTGGCGGGGAACATGCGCCGGGTGGGAATGACCCGGGAGGAGATCCTTGCCGCCTTGGAGCGCACGAGCAGGGATCGGTGCAGACCGCCGCTCCCCGCGCGGGAGGTCGAGCGGATCGCCGTCAGCATCTGCCGGTACGAGCCGGACCAGGTTGCAGTGGCCGTGGTCGAGGACCACTTCGCACAGGACCGTCAGCCAGAACCTGCGCCGACGGACACAACGCCTGCGCTTGTCGACCCGGGGCCGCTTCCGGAAGACCACCTGCGCGTTCCAGGGTTCGTCTCCGAGGTCATGGACCACTGCCTGGCTACTGCCCCCTATCCGAACCAGGTGATGGCTTTCGGTGGGGCGCTGGCGCTTCAAGCCGTGCTCGCCGGTCGCAAGGTCCGAGATCCGGGCGACAACCGGACGAACCTCTACCTCCTGGGGCTAGCGCATTCCTCCGCCGGAAAGGATCGGCCCCGGAAACTCAACGCCGAGATCCTGCACGCGGTCGGCTTGTCGAACTGTGTCGGAAACCGCTTCGCCTCCGGGGAGGGAGTCCAGGATGCGCTCTTCACTGAACCTTGCATGCTGTTCCAGACCGACGAGGTCGACGGGATGCTTCAGTCGATCAACAAGGCGCGGGACGCCAGGCACGAAAGCATCATGGGAACGCTCCTCACGCTGTACTCGTCGGCCAATTCGGTGTTCCCCATGCGGCGCAGGGCCGGGAAGGAAGCGCCGGGGGCAATCGATCAGCCCCATCTCGTGATCTTCGGAACCGCAATCCCCAATCACTACTACGAGGCACTCTCCGAGCGGATGCTCACCAACGGCTTTTTCGCCCGGATGATCATCCTCGAATGCAGCAAGCGTTCTCCGGGCCAGGAGCCGATCATCCGGCCTCTTCCTGCACGGGTGCTTGAGATCGCCAAGTGGTGGGCGGATTCTCGCCCGGGCACGGGGAACCTGCAGGAATGGCATCCCGTGCCGCGCATCATCCCGCAGTCGGACGAGGCCAAGAAGATCCTGATCGAGATGCGTCTGGAGGCGGAGGCAGAGTACGCCCGGGCGGAATGCGCAGGCGACGCCGTCGGCACGACCGTCTGGGGGCGAGTGAGCGAGCACGCACGGAAGCTGGCGCTGCTCTATGCCGTGAGCGAAAGCCACGAGCGTCCGGAAATCGGGCGGGCGGCCGCGGAGTGGGCGAGACGTTTCGTCATCCACCAGACGAGACGCGCGCTCTTCATGGCACAGGCGCACGTGGCGGATAACCCTTTCCACGCGGAGTGTCTGAAGGTCATCAAGAAATTGCGCGAGGCGCCGGACGGGGAGATCCCCCACAGCGTCCTGCTGAAGCGGATGAAGATGGAGGCGAAAAACTTTACCGCCCTCGTCGCGACCCTCGAACAACAAGGAGACGTCGTGATCCGAACTCAGTCCACCACCGGTCGGCCGGGCCGCTTCTATCGACTCGTGGAAAGAAGGGCAGGGGACGACGGTGAGGGGTGAAGGAAGTCAGCCGGAAAGGACCGATCCGACGGAGAAGGAAGGGGAAGAAGGGGTGAAGAAAGACCGGCGTGAAAGAAGGGAAACAAGCGCGATGAAGTCGTTCCACATCAATATGTTGAGTTCTTTCTTTCCTTCACCCCGTCTCGCAGGGGAAAGGATATTAACCCCCTCTCTCTCTTCTTTCTCTATTTCACCTCCGCACGCGTATATGCCCGTTTGCGCGTGTACGCGTGAGGGGGGGGTGAAAGGAAAGAACGAATCGCTGTCGGCGAGCCCAGACTTCGGGGAGGTCCTGTAACGTGCCGCGTCCACCACGAGGCCACTTCATGCGGGCAGCCGAGCTCCGTACGCTCGTCGAGGCGCCGTCAACCGTCAAGTATCGCAAGGAGCCCCGGGCTCCGGTCAAGTGCGAGTTCTCGAACGAGCGGCTCCAGTATTGCGTCGACATCGCGGTGCTCGTCGAGCGGTGCGACCGCTCCGGGTACATGGCGCCTTTTCTCTCGGGCATGCGGTGGGAGGCAATCCCGGAGAAGTTCCGGGGGAAGGTTGCATCGGACATCCGGAAATTTCGGCGTGAGCTCCGAGACGGGGGGTATTCCGTTGAGTGACTGGCTCGTCGGCAAGAAGGCCGTGGCGAATGCTCTTGGCGTGAGCGTGAGCACGGTAAAGCGGTATCTGAAACGGTATCCGGATTTCCCGGCGAATCGGCGTGGAGGGACGATCTATATCTCGCCGGCGGCATTGAAAGCGTGGGTGGAAAATCGGAAGGTCGAGAAGTGCCCGAGGTGCGGGATTGCCTCGCCCATCTGAGACTTTATTACGGATTCTCCTTTAAGAGGATATTATATTGGCCATCATCGCACGATCTTCTCGCGCCATTCTTGGCAGTGGTGGCTGCATCGAGCGCGGTAAGGGAAAGCAAATATTTTGAGTCGATCCAGCAAATCCCCGTCGTCGGCAATCCACGGTTGGAAAGTTCTCAACCGTGACTTGAGGCGGATTTGCCAAGATCTCCTGGGACGGCTATTAGCGAGTGGAAAGACGGATGCATTCGTCAATATTTCGGGAGCTTTTTTACATAAAGCGGACCAGACTCTATCGGCGGTAAATGTCTTGTACGCAAATCATCTCGAGGAGCCTGCACAGATACTCATACGGGTTCTTTTTGAACTTCGAATAAATTTTGACTGTTTCCTGAAGATGGCGGGTGATGATGTTCACAATGCGTGTAGGCGTGTCATTGATGGTGTGATGCTCGAGAAGGTGAAACAAGCTCGGGCGTCTGGATTCATGGGTATTCCGGATACCCTCAAGACGGGTTTGGAGGAAAACGAAAGAGATATAGAAACCAAATATACCCCAGACGATTTCGCCCGCCTTCGCAAGCATGGATTTACTGGGGTACCTATTGAACAACGGGCGTCAAAGACGGGGCATGAAGAAGCATACAGCGTCGTCTATCGAAATTTTTCTCGCAATGTGCATTCAACCGACTACGTAGAGAGTTTTCTCAAACTTGGGATACACGGGTTTGAAGAAGATCCATCGTATTACGAGGCGAGGGATGTCATCGCGCTTTACACTGCACACTTTTCCGCCGGCGGCATGGCAGAGTTCGTTAATCATGTATTTGGCCTCGGTTTTGAGAGGGAATTGAACAAACTCGGAGAGCGACAGCAGGCGCTCAAATCCAAATAGATCTCCGTGCCAGCATTTTTCGATATGCCGTTGGACGAGAGCAATCTATGTGTCGCCGGGGGTGGCGGAGGCGTGGTTCGTTCTTTGAATTGAAATGAACTTCCACTACACTGCAGGGAGAATTGGCCGATAAATGCCCATTGACTGGGATATTTTCCTCGCGAGATAACCGAGTGAGTGAGCAAATCTCAATTCCAGACGCAGTAAGCCAGATGCTGGCGATAGTACTTCGCCTTCAGGCCGCCTACTCCAAGAAAAAGTTCACGCTCGACGGACGACTGGTAGGGGACATTGGAGAGATCCTCGCCGAAGAGGCATACCACCTTGACCTGTTCGAAGACCTACAGAAACACCATGACGCTAGGGATTCGACGGGTCGCCTTGTCCAGATAAAGTCCACGATGCAAGACTCGCTGACCTTTCCTGTTGATCATATTCCGGACTATTACATCGGCATCAAAATTCATCCCGATGGTTCTTTTTCGGAGGTGTTTAATGGTCCAGGATTGATTGCAAGGGAAGCTGTGAAGAATCGCAAGCCCACGAAAACCAATCTGCATTCGGTTTCCGTTTCGTCTCTCGTCAAGTTGAACGCCAACGTGCAACCAACCGATCGAATTGCATTGAGACCCAACTCCGCAGTGAAGTCGATGCCAACGAAGACGCCATGATTGATATCGAAGATCCTTCTGTCTCCTACAAGGAATACCCTGGTCCAATTCTTCTGCTCGCCGGTCCAGGTACAGGCAAGACCTGGCAATTGGCCATGCGCGTAAAATATCTTGTCGAGCAATGTGGGGCCACGCCTGACGAGATGGCGATCATCACTTTCACTAACGAAGCAGCACGCAATATGCGTGAAAGATTGATTGAAGACGACATTGCAATACCACCAGATAATACGCCGAGCCTCATCTGTACCATGCACAGCCTTGGCAATGCGATTATTGGATCGAGAACGCAGGGACTCGGCCTACCATCAGAATACGATGTGCTCCACGAGGACGCAGCACGTGTTGTTCTTATGCAAGATGCCGCTAGCATTGCCAGATACGGACGGGATTCCTGGCGCTTGACTGACGAATGCCGACGGAAGGGCTCATGCGAACCGGACAGTGAATCTGATGCTTGCAAGATCTGCGACGAGTATAGATCTCTCCTGCGAAAATGCGGCCGGGTTGATTATGACGATCAAATTTTACTTGCTTGTGAAGCGCTTGAGAATGACTCAGATCTGCTCGAAGAATGGCAAAGCAAAACCCGATACTTGTTGGTCGATGAATATCAAGATATCAACGAAGCACAGTGCAAACTCCTTCAACTCCTTTCAGGAGGCCATCTAGGAGGTTTTTTCGCAGTAGGAGACGACGATCAAAGTATCTATTCTTTCAGGGGGGGGAATCCAAAATACATAAGGAAGTTTGAGAAATACTTCGGCGTTCAAAGCAAAATCGGTCGTCTTGTAATGAGTTGGAGATGCCCAGAACATATCCTTCTAGGTGCGAGGGAATTAATCTCCGCCTATGACCCCGAAAGTATTCCCAAACCAAATCCGACATTTAGCGACAAAATCAAGTGGAACAACAAGATCGTCTTCTACGATGTTCCATCAGATCAATGGGAAGCGAAAATTATCGCGAACATCGCAAAGGAGAAGATCAAATCGGGTTCCGTAATCGTTATTATCCCGAATGCTCAATATCTACCGCCACTCAAGGATGTTTTTCGGAAGCAAGGACTGCGCTTCACCTACAAGAGCGGCATCGACCCAACGGGGATAGTACGATTTGCTATTCTCTCGGATTGGGTAGAGAAACAAGACGATGGGGTCACCCTGCGTTATCTTCTTGATCTTATTATTCAGAATTATGATGACCTCACAAGAAAGATTGATGGGGGCAGTAAAAAGATAACATCAAAACGCGTTGCAGCATCAGAATTGATAGCTGATATGTGGGCTGCTGTATCAGAGAATAAGTCGCTCTATGCGGTTCTGCGTGATCGTGCGGCAAGAGACGTGGAAGATGGATTTATCTCTTCCCTATTAACATCCTTGGAGGCCGCGAAGAGGCTTATCGTTGACGAGGGAGCCAATAGGGAGGGGTTGGCACCTTTTCTTAATACCTGTGGATTGCTTGTTGCTCCGGCCAAAAACGCAAAGGGGCTAATTGGCGCTATTCGTGAATGGCGTGAAGATCGCCTGTCAGGCCGGAGAAGTAGTTCTTATCCTCCTGTCAATATATTCAATATGCCTAGCTCGAAAGGGTTACAGGGTGACGTAATTTTGGTCATAGGTCTATCAAAAGGTCTCTTCCCGCGAGACGAAGGGGATGTCGCGGAAAGCGGTCGCCTCTTCTACGTTGCGATGACAAGGGCAAAAAAAGAACTCTACCTATTCAGCGCTCGTCGTCGTCCTGGCAACATCACCTTCCAGAGTGCTTCGTACCAACTTCAGAGATCTCCTTTCATCGATGCTATTCCCACTGATAGGATTGAGAAACGATATATTAAAAAGGCAAAGAAAACGAATTCCTGATGGTCATTTGATTTCCAGAGATGAGAATTGGCAAAGAAACCACCGATGATCCATTTTGACCCCTTCCTGATCCCCCCTTGCTTGTTGTAATTTCGAGATACGCTGGTTGAGGTCTCGGGAGTAGTTCTCCCGCGAAGGCCGGGTTTCCTACCAAGGAGATCCGGCTTTTTTCTTTGGAGGGGATGTGGAGATCAAGGTCGACATCCGGGGACTTGACACCACGAAGCAACACTTCGCCACCCTCCAAAAGCAGATCCCCTTCGCCACGGCGCTTGCGCTGACCCGAACAGCAAAGGAGGTTCAGCGCGAGGAGATCGCGCACATCCGTTCCGCATTTACCGTCCGGGGTTCGTGGCTACGCGAAGGCGGAAAGTTCGGCGTCGGGATCTTCCCGGCGTCGAAGGAGAACCTCGTCGCGGTTGTCGAAAGCCGTGCCCCTTGGCTTGAGGCCCACGAGGAAGGGATGACGCGGACTCCTGCAGGTGCACACTTCGCGATCCCGCAGAAGGATATCCGTCGAACGAAGTCGCAGGTCATCGCCAAATCCCAGCGGCCCAAGGCGCTCAAGCGGGCGTTCAAGGTCGAGACGAAAGCGGGCCGCGTCCCGTTGCTCCTGCAACGAATCGGTCGCGGGAAGAGTTCCATCCTGCGAATCATGTATCAACTCACAGGGCGGGCGAAGATTGAACCGCGTCTTCGCTTCTTCGAAACGGGAAAGGTCGTCGTTGAAAAGGTGTGGCGACGCATCTTCTCCGAGGCGCTTGACCGTGCGATCCGCACGGCGAGATGAGCGAGCGAGCTCGATAGGTACTTCCGGCGACCTTTGACCGCGGGTGACGCGCGACCGCGGTTTCTTTTTAGCCACAAATACTTTTTTTCGATTTCGCTTCGCTTGGGAGGACGTGTGAAGGTCGTCCTGGTGCATCCGTCCAAGGTGGTCCCGTACGCCCGTAACCCTCGGAAAAACCAAGCGGCTGTCGCCAAAGTCGCCGCTTCAATCCGGGAGTTCGGGTTCCGTCAGCCGATCGTCGTTGATAGCGAAATGACCATCGTCGTCGGGCACACCCGGTACCTGGCGGCGGTCCAGCTCGGACTGGAGAAGATCCCGGTCCATGTGGCCGAAGGGCTTACGCCCGAGCAGATCGATGCGTACCGGATCATGGACAACCGGTCGCACGAGGATTCCGAGTGGGACGAGGAGCTGCTCTCGCTCGAACTCTCTAAATTGAAAGACGCAGACTTCGACCTCCGCCTCACCGGCTTTGAAGACGACGAGATCGCCGAGATGCTCGCCAAGGGGATTATGGGGACGGCGGGGATCACTGATCCCGATGATGTCCCGGAGCCGCCCGACGAGGCGACCACCCAGCCCGGGGATCTTTGGATCCTGGGCGACCACCGACTCATGTGCGGGGATTCCGGCAACGCGGCCCACGTCGATCACCTGCTCGCCGGCGCGAAGATCCATCTGGTCAACACGGACCCGCCGTACAACGTCAAGGTCGAGCCCAGGAGCAACAACGCGATCGCCGCGGGCCTCTCGTCCTTCGGCGGAGGGGATGCTGTCGAGGGCTCCGACGCGCAAGGGATGCACCACCAGGGGTTCGACTTGGCCCGCCACAAGAGCAAGTCGAAGGCGACCCACAAGAAGCTGCGGCCGAAGGACAGGCCGCTTGCCAACGATTTTGTCTCCGACGAGGAGTTCGACAAGCTCCTGCGGGCCTGGTTCGGCAACATCGCGCGGGTGCTCGAGCCCGGAAGAGGGTTCTACATCTGGGGCGGGTACGCCAACTGCGGGAACTATCCGCCGGTCCTAAAGGAGATGAAGCTCTACTTTTCGCAGGCGGTCATCTGGGTAAAGGAGCACCCGGTCCTCACCAGGAAAGACTTCATGGGCAATCACGAGTGGTGCTTCTACGGCTGGAAAGAAGGCGCGGCGCATCAATGGCTGGGCCCCACGAACGCAACCGACGTCTGGTCGATTAAGAAGGTCAACCCGCAGTCCATGGTCCATTTGACCGAGAAGCCGGTGGAACTGGCGGTGCGCGCGATGCAGTACTCCTCGCGCCCGGGAGAGAACATCCTCGATCTCTTCGGCGGGAGCGGCTCGACGCTTATCGGCGCAGAGCAGACGAGGCGCAAGAGCTTCCTCATGGAGCTCGACCCGCTCTACTGCGACGTGATTGTCGAACGTTGGCAGAACTTCACCGGGAAGAAAGCCGAGCGCGTCCCCCGTGGCGAACGCGTGGCTGTGTAAGTACGTCCTGGTCTAGGACCGCGAATCGTACGAGGCACGAGGGTGGAAGGTCGCTGGACGGGGGCCATGCCTTGGCGGATGGCGATCGTACATCATGGAGAAACGTGTAAGGAATGACAGCGCCCACCTACCCGATTTCGGTAATCATGAAACTCCTAGATCTTTCCGATCGACGGATTCAGCAGCTCACGCGCGACGGAGTGATCCCGAAGCCGGAGCGGGGCCGATACGAACTCGTAGGGGCGGTGCGGGGATACATCCGCTACCTGCGGGACCGGGCCATAGGTGCCGACGCCCTCCCCGACGAATCTGCGCGTGCGAGCAGGGCAAGGCTCATCAAGGCTCAGGCCGAGGCGCAGGAGATGGAGAACGCCAAGGACCGGGGGGAACTTCTGCCCCGTGAACCGGTTGAGCGAGCGCTTTCCGCTCTCTTCGGAGCCATAAGGAACCGGATCCTGGCGATCGACGACAAACTGCCGATGCGCATTGAGGGCTGCTCCCTTCAGGAGGGCAAGGCGATTTCCAGAGAGATGCACGACGAGGCGTTGAGCGAGCTTGCGAACTTCAACCTGTCACGACTGGCCGCAGGCAGCTATCGCCAAGACGCTGAAGGCGGCGCTACGGGCGCTGACACCGCCCCCGAAGCTTGCGGTTAGCGAATGGGCGGACCGGTACCGGAAGCTTTCCCCCGAAAGTAGTGCGGAGCCCGGGCAATGGTACACATCCCGGGCCGAATACCAGCGGGGCATCATGGACGCGGTCTCGGACCCTGCGATCGAAACCGTCGTTGTCATGTCCAGCGCGCAGGTGGGCAAGACCGAAATCATCAACAATGTGATCGGGTACCACGTTCACCTGGATCCGGCGCCGATCCTGCTCGTTCAGCCCACGATCGAGATGGCGGAGGTTTGGAGCAAGGACCGGTTTGCTCCGATGCTGCGGGACACGCCTCTCCTTCAGGGGCTGGTCAAAGACCCGCGCAGCCGCGATTCGGGGAACACGCTGCGGCAGAAGCAGTTTCGCGGCGGCCACATTGCGATGGCGGGGGCCAACAGCCCGGCCTCTCTGTCATCCAGGCCGGTAAGACTCGTCTTTATGGACGAGGTGGACCGCTTCCCGCCCTCCGCGGGGACGGAAGGCGACCCTGTGTGGCTTGCCACCAAGCGGACCACCAACTTCTGGAACCGCAAGATCGTTCTTACCTCGACCCCGACAACGAAAGGGGCCTCGCGTATCGAGGCGGCCTGGGAGGAAAGCGACCAGCGGATCTTTGAGGTGCCCTGCCCTGACTGCGGCGGGTTCCAGGTCTTGAAGTGGGGCCAGGTTCGGTGGACCAAGGACGAGAAGGGCAACCCGCAAGGGGTCCATTACGAGTGCGAGCACTGCCAAGGCCAGCTCACCGAGCCTGACAAGCACCGGATGATCCGAAACGGCAGGTGGGTGGTGACCCGCCCCTGGGTTACACGGAAGGCCGGGTTCCATATCAACGAGCTCTATTCGCCGTGGTCGACGTGGGCGGGGGTCGTAAGAAACTTTCTCGAGGCGAAGAAGCGCCCCGAGACGCTGCGGGTGTGGGTCAATACTTCCCTTGGGGAGACCTGGGAGGAGGAAGGGGTCACGGTCGACGACGCGGCGCTGGTAGGTCGCCGCGAGGACTATGGAATCGGTGACCCTCTTCCCGAGCCCATCCTGCTTCTTACCTCTGGCGTCGACGTCCAGGGCGACCGCATCGAGGCGACGGCTTGGGGTTTCGGCCTCGGGGAAGAGTCGTGGATTATCCAGCATGCGGTCTTCCGGGGCAACCCGGAAACATCGTTGGTGGTCTGGCGCGACCTGGACAATTGGCTGAGGAAGAACTGGTTGCATGAGTCCGGGGACACGCTCAACGTGGCCGCCGCCTGCGTAGACTCGGGTGGGCACGCCACCCAGCAGGTATACGACTTCTGCCGCAAGCGCGAGGGCCGGCGGATCTGGCCGATCATCGGCCGTGCCGGCGCAGGCCTGCGGATCTTGAAACTCCCCCCGCGGCGCACGCGGCAGAAAGTGGTTTTGGGGACCGTCGGCACCGACACCGCGAAGGGGCTTCTTTTCTCCCGGCTGGCCCTTTCGGAGTTCGGCCCCGGGTATATCCACTTCTCGCGCGACCTGGATGACGAATACTTCCGGCAGCTCACCGCCGAGAAACTGATGACCAAGCATGTGAAGGGCGTGCCCACCCGGGTTTGGAAGCAGATCCGGGCACGGAACGAGGCACTCGACTGCGCGGTATATGCTTTCGCTGCGTTCGCCTCGCTCAACGCGAACCTGGAGTGCATGGCCAAACAAGCGGAAGCGCAGGCTAAGCAAGCCAAGGCACCACCGCCCGATCCGGACGGGAGTCGGCAGCCTGGGGTAAAAGTTCCGATTCGAATCCCGCCTCGCCGGGGCGGATGGATCAACAGGTGGTGAAGATGAACATCCCTTTGCAACTTCAAATCGGTGACACCTGGCAATGGGCCGAGAGTCTCCCGGATTACCCGGCATCCGCCGGATGGTCCCTGTCGCTCTCGTTGTATCGGTACGGGCAGCCGGTCATCCGGATCGATGCGACCGCTTCCGGCGAAGATTTCTCGCTCAACGTCCCCGCGGCGGAGACTGCGGGCAAGGCCGCCGGGGAGTGGCAGTGGACGGCATACGTCGCCAAGGGAGCCGACCGCTTCACGGTGGAGACCGGCACGGTGACCTTGAAGCCCGATCTCGCGGCGGCCACGGAAGCAACCGACCTTCGCACTGAGAACGAGAAGATCCTCGACGCTCTTGTTGCCACCCAGCATCGCCGAGCCACCAAGGAGCAGGAGTCGATGCAGATCGGGGGCCGGTCGATCCGGTACATGGCGCCTGACGAACTGGAGAAGATGATCGGGATCTACACCTACAAGGTCAAGGCGGAACAGGGAAGGTTTCGCCGAACAGTTCATACGCGCTTCGGGGGCTCGACGTGAGCTACTTGTCCCGGATTTTTGCAAGGCTCGGGTACGTGCCGGTGGGTCTCGCGCAAAAGAGCGCACGCCGGGCCTATGCCGCCGCGCGGCTCACCAACCTGACCTCCGACTGGATCACCTCCCCCGTCACAGCGGACGCGGACCTGCGTGCGGGAATGGTCCAGGTGCGGGTGCGTGCCCGGGATCTCGCCCAGAACAACGACTACGCCAAGGCGTACCTGCGGGCGTTGAAGAAGAACGTGGTCGGGGCGGACGGCTTCACGCTGCAGGTCAAGGCCGTCGATTACGTCGCCGATCCCAAGACAGGCAAGAGCAAACCGAAGGCAGACGACCTTGCCAACGCGATCCTCGAGCAGGCGTTTGCCGACTGGAGCCGCGCCGGGATCTGCGAGATGAGCGGACGGTTTTCGTTTCGCAAGGTCCAGGAGCTCTCAATAGAGACCGCCGGACGCGACGGGGAGGTTTTCCTTCGGATCATCCGCGGCCAGGCCGCGCGCAACAAGTACGGCTTCGCGTTGCAGCTCATCGAGCCGGACTACGTCGACGAGACGCACAACGTCACGCTTTCAAACGGCAACGTCATCCGGTTAGGCGTTGAGATCGACCTGTGGCGGCGTCCCGTCGCGTACTGGATCAGGAAATTTACCCCCGGCATGGACATCTACGGCGCGCCTTTGGCGGCCACCGAGCGCGAGCGGGTCCCGGCCACTGACATGGTCCACTTCTTCGACCCCGAGCGGGCCGACCAGACGAGAGGGGCCTCCTGGCTTGTCCAGTCGATGATCCGGATGCGGCACTTGGGTGGCTACGAGGAAGCGGCGGTGGTAAATGCCCGGGCCGGCGCCTCGAAGATGGGGTTCTACAAGCCGGGCATCGCAGGCGAGGAATACACCGGGGATGCCAAGGACGCGCAACAGAATCCCGTGACCTCGGTCGAGCCCGGCATCAACGAGGTCCTGCCGCCCGGGTGGGAGTTTATTCCCTACGAGCCCAAGTACCCGGACCAGCAGTACGACGGGTTCGTTCGCGCGACGTTGCGCGGGATGTCCGCGGGGCTGGGGGTCGCCTTCTCGTCGCTTTCAAACGACCTGTCGGACGTGAACTTCTCCTCGATCCGCGCGGGGCTCATTGAAGAGCGGGAGACCTGGAAGTCCCTGCAGAAGCTCTTCGTCGAAGCGGTAAACGACCGGGTCTTCTCCGAATGGCTGCTTATGGCCTTAACCACCGGGACGGTCAACCTCCCCCTTTCCCGGTACGAGAAGTTCAACGTCCCGAAATGGACCGGGCGCAGGTGGGCGTGGGTGGACCCGTTAAAAGACGTCGAGGCCAACCGGGCCGCCGTGGCGGCCGGGTTCAAGAGCCCCACGCAGGTGATCAACGAGATGGGCGGGGACCGGGAGGACGTCTACCAGGAGATCGCGCAGGACAAGGAATACGCGGCCTCCCTGGGGTTGTCATTCGACTATTCCGCAGGAGGGAAGGCAAATGCCCAAGGCAATACCGAAGAAGATGGGGCCGCCGCCGGGACAGAGGCAGTACCGGGCGGTGGCGGTGGAAACGGGAAAGACAAAGCCGGAAGAGCGAACGGTCGAGATCGCCTTCTCCTCTGAGACTCCCGTCGTTCGCTGGTGGGGGATCGAGGTGCTGTCGCACGATCCCGGGGCGATGGATATGTCCCGGATGCAGGGCGGCGGCCCGGTGTTGATGGACCACAACACCCGGGACCTGGTGGGCGTGGTCGAGGAGTGCCGGTGCGACGAGGACAAGATGGGCCGGGCCTTGGTGCGGTTCTCGAAGTCCACGCGTGCCGATGAAGTGTTCCAGGACATCCTGGACGGTATCCGGAAGAACGTCTCCGTGGGATACGACGTAAACGATGCCAAGGAGCTGGACCCCAAGGATATGCCGCGGGAGCTGGTCGAGCTTGCCGCCCGGGAGAAGCTTCCGGTCTACCGAGTTACCTCCTGGACCCCCATGGAGGTGAGCATGGTGGCGGTTCCCGCCGACCCGACTGTGGGCGTGGGGCGCGCTGAAGAGTTGAGAAGGTCGGAGGAGGAAGCGACCGGGACGGAAGCACTACCCCCGCCCGTCGAAATACTGGCCAAAGCGGCCGAAGAGAAGGAGGTAAGGATCATGCCCGAAGAGAAGAAGCAGACGCCCGAAGAGATCCTGGCCGCGGAGCGGGCCAGGGTGGAGGAGATCAACGCGCTCTCCTCGCGCCACAACATGGCTGTCGAGGTCCGCGACAAGGCGATCAAGGATGGAACGACCATCGAGGCGTTCCGCGGGACCGTCCTTGAGCGGATCGGCACGGAGAAGCCCCTTTTGCCGCCTCCTGGCGAGGTGGGGATGAGCAAGAAAGAGGACAAGGAGTACTCGCTCGTCCGTGCGCTTCTGGCCTCGGCGACCGGGGACTGGAGCAAGGCTTCCTTTGAGCTGGAGGTTTCCCGGCAGATTGCCAAGAGGGTGGGCAAGGAATCGAAGGGGTTCTTCCTCCCCACCGACTTGCAGGTCCGTGCTCCGCTCGCAACGACCACCACCGCCGCCGGCGGGGCGGCCGTCGCAACGACCCTGTACCCGCTCATCGAGCTACTCCGGAACCGGATGATGGTGCGCAACATGGGGGCGAGCGTCTTCTCGGGGCTACAGGGCAACATCGCCTTCCCCCGGCAGACTGCAGCTGCGACCCTCTACTGGACGGGCGAGGCGCCGGCCTCGGACGTCACGGAGTCGGAGGCCACCTTCGACCAGGCGGTCTTGACCCCCAAGACCGCGCAGGCCACCACGTCCTACTCCCGGCAGCTTCTGGGGCAGGCGTCGATCGACATCGAGTCGTTCGTCCGAAACGACCTGGTCCGGATCAACGCGCTGGGCCTCGATCTGGCCGCCATCAACGGCAGCGGCTCCGCCAATCAGCCGAGAGGCATCCTGAACCAGACCGGCATCGGGTCGGTGGCCGGCGGGACCAACGGTCTGGCCCCTGGGTGGAGCCACGTTGTGGGGTTGGAATCCGCCGTGGCGATCGCCAACGCGGATCTCGGAGAGCTGGGGTACCTCACCAACACCTCGGTGCGCGGGAAGCTGAAGCAGGTCCAGAAGGCGACCTACCTGGACTTCATCTGGAAGGACGCCCCCGGAGGCAACGGCATCGGAGAGATGAACGGCTACAAGGCCGGGGCCTCCAACCAGGTGCCCGCCAACCTTGATAAAGGGACCTCGGTGGGTGTGTGCTCCGCGATCCTCTTCGGCAACTGGACCGAGCTTCTGATCGGCGAGTGGGGGGTGCTGGAACTCATCACCGACCCGTACGCCCAGAAGAAGAAGGGGAACATCGAGGTGACCTCCTTCATCATGGCGGATATCAACGTGCGGCACGCCATTTCCTTCGCGGCGATGGTGGATGCACTGACGACTTAAGCCCGGCAACCTGACAACCAACCCTTTTACCTGGGGCGGGGGATTCTTATTCTCCCGCCCCATTTCTTTTCCAGGAGGAAAGACATGAAGGTGAAGATCTTGAAACCTTGCGGAATCAGCGGGACGCACGTTTGCGCCGGAGACATCGTCGACGTGACGAAAGAGGACGCCAACACCCTGTTCGCCTACCGCCTGGCGCAGGAGCCCACGGACGAGGAGATCGTTGCGGCTGCGTCTGCGAAGAAGAAGGACGGAAAGTAACACGTGATCGACTGGGACCTTGACGCCTTCTTTGGGTCGGATGCGTTCGCTCAGACTGCCGTCTACACCCGTTCAGGGTACCCATCGGTCCAGATTCCGGTGATCTTCGATTCCGGGTATTCGATCACGCAAGAGATCGGCGAGCCGGGCATCGGTGTTCCCTCCCCACAGGCTATGTGCAAGACCGCGGACGTAGGCAACGCGTCCCGGGGGGATACGCTCGTCGTGAATGGAACGACCTATTACGTCCAGGAAGTGCGGCCCGACGGCACGGGGGTTACCACTCTTATCCTTTCGAGGGACCAGTAGATGGCCGACAACCGGGACGCCATAGTCGATGCCGTCGTCGCGCGGATGCAGCAGATCACCGTGGCCAACGGGTACTTAACCGATGCCGGCCAGCAGGTCTTCCGCTGGCGGTCGGCGGACGTTGCCCCCACCGAATGCCCGGCGATCGATGTCCGGGACCCGGAGAGGCGGCCGCTCGGGATTTACAACAACGTCGTCCGGGACTGGGAACTGGCCGTCGAGTGCAGCGCGTTCGCTTCGTCCGGGGCCGACACGGACGGGGCGCTGAACCGTATCGTCGAGGACATTCTCAAGGCGGTTCTTGGAGGGGATAAGACCTGGGGCGGCCTTGCCATCAAGACGACCTTCGACAACGACAAGAAAGGGCTCGACCAAAGAGACGTCAAGGTGGGTGTGGCGATTGTCCGGTTCCTGATCCAGTACCGAAACCAGTAAAAGAACAGGAGGGATAAATCAATGACGACCCCGCAGATCGCTCCGAATGCGGCAAACCTTCTTCTTGGCCGCGGCGCCGTCTACTTCGACCGTTTCGCGGCGGGGACGTTGAACCGGCAGGGGGAAGTCCACCTCGGCAACGTCACGAAGCTTGAAATCACGACCACCGACGAGGTGAAGGAAAAGTACTCCTCGATGGTGTCGACGTCGGCGCTGCTCAAGGCCGTGAACACCAAGCGTACGGTGGAGGTCAAGCTCACCGCGGACGAATTTTCCCTGGCAAACATGGCCCTGGCGCTGATGGGTTCGGAAGGGACGCTGACCCAGGCGGCCTCAAGTGCGACCGACGAAACGGTTACGACGTCGGCGAAACAGGGCCGGTGGTATCCGCTCGCCAAGCGCAACGTTTCAAGCGTTGTCATCACGGGGAAGGTCGAGGACACCGACTTTACGGTCGATGCGGAGACCGGCCGGATCTACATCATCCCCGGCGGAACGATCGCTGACGGCTCCACCGTGACCGTAGCGAGTTACTCCTACGGGACGATCGACTACAAGACAATCGTCGGGGGCAACGCGAACCAGATCGAGGGGTACTTGCGGTTCATCGGAGACCCCGCGGCGGGCCCGGAACTGGAACTTGAGGTGTGGCGCGTCCAGGCGCAGCCGGACGGAGCGTTCGGGCTTATCACCGAGGACTACGGGAACTTCTCGCTCACCTTGAAGGTCTTAGACGATTCCGCGAACCATGCGACGGAACCGTTCTACCGCCTCCTCGCGCGGACATAAGGAAAGCAAATCTTGGAGAAGATCAGGATCGGCGATCGGACGTTCGTCCCGGTCAATAACTCGACCATCGAGCATGACTTCTGGCTCATGGCCCATATCCGCGGGGCCGGGCTGGATCGGATTGCGATCGGGGAGGGCGAGGCGCCGGATGACTTCGCGGTGCGGCTGCTGGGGGAAGTAATCGACTCGGGGAGGATCTTTCCGATCTTAGGGGGTTTGTTCCTCCCCGAGAAGATCGACTCCTTCGACTGGACGCCGCAGGTAGCTGAAGAAACGGCGGCGTTCTTGAAAAAGATCTCCGACCCCCACGACAAGTTGGAGATCCAGAAACAGGTCATCTCCCTCTTATTGAGTTTTTTTCAGAGCGGGCTCGTCTCTTTAAGGATTTCCCGGAAGTCTTCGGGGACGGGCCCGAAAGAAGAGCCCGGTTCCGAGAGCGGGGATCGGTTGATTTCGGGGACTGGGGGTTGATGGTTAGGGAGCTATCCGGATGGGACCCGAAACAAGCAACAAACGTCATCCGGTGGCCGATCCGGGAGGCGCTTCTTGCCTACGTGGCGCGATTAAGGGGAGAGGCGCTTAAAGCCTTTCAGTTCGAATCCCTCATGTGGGCGATCCTTGCTCCTTACGCCAAGAAGAAAAGCGACCCGCCGAAGTTGCCGGCGATCTTGAAAGGGCAGTAGATGGCCGATCCCGACATCCGAATCCGGCTCTCCGCGGAAGGCGTGGCGGAGGTCGTCGCCGCCTTCCGGAAGGTCCAGGCGGAAAGCCACAAGACGGGGAAGGAAACGGCGGCTGGAGTCGGCCTTGGAAACAAGGCTCTCCTGGAGATGAAGGGTCTCCTTAAAGGTCTATTCCCATTCCTGGGGATCACGGGCGCGGTCGTAGGTCTTGCAACACTAGCCAAGAACGCCTTTCGCTCGGCCGACGCGATGGAGAAGCTGTCGCAGAAGACCGGACTTACCGTCGAGACCCTATCGATCCTCTCCTCCGCGGCGAAGAAGGTCGACGTTGACCCCGAGCGGCTCGAGAAGGGCCTTATCAAATTCGCCAAGGCCCGGGACGAGCTGGTCGGCGGGAACAAGGACATGGAGGAGGCGTTCCGGCGGCTGGGCATTTCGAGGAAGGAGGCGCTGGAACTTGGACAGGACGAGATGGTGTTGCGTCTGGTCGACCGGTTGGGCAAGCTTGGCGACTCCTACCAGAAGACGGCGATCGCGCAGCAGATCCTCGGACGCGGCGGCGCGGAGCTGATCCCCGTGTTCAACCGTCTTGCCGTGGACGGGGTCGAGGAAACCAGGCGGCGTCTCGAAGAGATGGGCCTGCTCATGAGCAAGGATTTTGCGGAGGCCGCCGAAGCTGCCGCCCAGGGCATGAAGAAACTGCAGTCCCAGGCACGGGGTGCCGCGACCCAGTTCGTCGCCGGGTTTGTCCCTGGGATCACCCAGGCGATCGACGCCATGAACGAAGCAGTAACGGGCAGGGGCGTAAACGGTTTCAAGACCCTGGGCGAGTCGGCGGCCTGGGTCTTGAAGGCGATCGTCGCCCTGGTCGTGACGGTCGGCAAGGCGGTCGGGGCGACGATTGCGATCTGGGAGGTGCGCCTCAGCACTCTCATCGCGATGGCCAAGGGCGGTATCCAAGGGGCGACGCAAGGGTGGGAGACCGGCGGGGTCAAGAGCGCAATCTCTGGATTCTGGAAGGGGGCAGAAGGGGCCTATCGCGAGGGGACAGATAAGATCGGCGTCATCAACGAGGAGTTCAAAAAAGACATCGAGAAGGTCTACACCGACCTATTCCTTAAACCCCCCAAGAAGCCGGCCAAGATCGATATGGGCGATAGCCCCCCTGATCGCAAAGACAAGGAGGGGGTAAACAAACTCCTCGCCGCGCAGCAGGCGGCGGCAAACGCCAGGGAAGCGTTCTTAAAAAGCCAAATCGAAAACGAGATCAAGCTTCTTGAGGCCCGAAACCGCCTCGAGGAGAGGGAGAACCAGGTTGCCTTCGAGAACGGGCTCACCGGTTTACGGGCCTATTTTGAGAAGCGGCGGCAGATCCTCACAAGCGAAGTGGAAAAAGAGATCGAGGGCTTACGCCGAGAGCGGGAGCAGGTCACCCAGGCGGCGGAGCGGGAGCGAACGCTTGCGGGCCGGCAGAAGGGCAAAGATGCCGGGGTCCTCCAGGCAGAAGCTGAAAAGATTACCTGGAAGGAGAAGCAGGATCTTGCCGCAATCGACTTAAGGATTGCGCAGAAGGAACTGGAGCTTAAGGAAAAGGGGATTGCTATTACCGAGGAGGAGCGCAAGGCGATTGAAAACCTTGGAGTCGAGCGCCTGTCGCTTGACCAGCGGATTCTCGAAATAACGGGGAAGAAGATCGAGGCGCAAAAAGCGGCCCTGGAGATCGAAAAGAGCCAGCTCGATACCCAGCTGCGTGCAGCGGGCATGCCCGCCGAAGAGCGGGAGGCGAAGATCGGGGAGTACGCAGCGGCAAGGGAAGCGGAGATCGAGTTCAACCGGGTCCGGCTGGAGATCCAGCAAGCCCTCTTTGACCTTGAAATGGAGCGCCAGAAGGTCCAGGAGCTGATCGCCCGTGGTGTCATCACCGAGGCGGAAGGGGAAGATCGGATCCTTGGGCTGGAGCGGGAGCGGCTGCCGCTCCTCGAACAGATCGCGCAAAGGCACGAGCAGGCGGCGGCAAAGACCGGCGATCCCGAAAAAATCGGGGAGGCAAGGCAGACCGGCGCGGACGTCCGGCAGATTGGGGTTCACGTCGACGAGACGGGCAGACGCCTTGCGGCTTTAAAGAAAACCGCCTTCGACTCCCTGGTAAACGGACTGGGCAACTTCCTCTCGCAGGGCATCCAGGGAGCAAAGAACTTCGGCGAGGCGATCCGGAACATGGCCAAGAACTTCGTTGGGGCCATGCTGGACATGATCGCCCAGATGCTGGCGTTCGCGGCGATCAAGGCGCTTTTCAAGGGGATGGGGTTTTCCCTTCCGGCGGGCGATGCCGGGGGAGCAGCGTTTGCGCAAGGAGGGCTCATCCGCGGCCCGGGGACGGGTACGAGCGATTCGATCCCCGCATGGCTCTCCGATCGCGAGTTCGTGGTGCGCGCCGCGGCGGTTAAAGACCCCGGGGCTCTTTCGTTTCTCGAAGAGTTCAACCGGCGGGGTGTGCGCGCCCTGTACGACTACACGAACGCCTCCCGGTTCGCCGACGGGGGGTTTGCCGGCGCGGGCGCGTCGGCGGGTGCGCAAGGCTTGACGATCAACGTCCCCGTCTTGGTCTCCGATTCCGGCCTTGCGGCCTCCCTGCAGAGAAACATCGAGGAGACGGTGGTCCGAACTTTAAGGGAGCATTCGCGGCCGTGAAGCTTGGGAGTTACACCTTCGAATGGAACCCGGACAGTTTCACCCTTCCCCAGGCGGAACGGTCTACGGCCAGTGTAAAGACCTACGCGTCGACCTCCTTTTTCTCCTGGGGACTATCCCTTGAGGGCAAGGAGATATCGATCGAGTGGGACTGGATGGGGGTCGACCAGTACGAGCGGCTTCGCGCTCTATTCGAGGCGAACGCTGCCGTCATATGGGACCCGGAAGGCAAGGTGCGTCTCTTCCATGGACCGGTTACGAACGGTCCGTTCGTTCCGGGCAAGACGCTTACCGGCGCAACCTCCGGCGCGACGGGGACGATCGGAGAAGTGGTCTCGGATACCCCGTGGAATTTTCTCGTGATGACGAGCGTTACGGGGGCGTTCGTCGCGGGGGAGACGGTCACCGATAACAGTTTCCCGGCAAAGAGCGCGGTCCTAACGAGTGTCGAGGCTTTCGGCACCTACAACGTGGAGATCCTTTTGCTTGAGGGGAAGCTCTTCGAGGAGATCGGTACGAACATGCCCTACCGGAAAGACATCCGGATGCGCCTGCTGGTCTTAGGAGTCATCTAATGGCCCTTTCCCTCGATCCGACCCTTGCCGCGGCGCAAGATTTCGTATCCCGCAGGCCGCTGGTCGAAATCATCTCCTCGTCTCCCGTCGCCGATATCCCGTTCGACGGCCAGAAACTGACGAGCGAGACGTTCGCCGAGACAGCGCCCAACGCGATCACCCACAGTTCGGGTAGGCTTTGCGCGGTCTATACGTTCGGCTCGGGTGCATCCGCACAACTTAAATACGTCTATACCGATACGGATCGGTCCGCCTTCTCGTTTGAATCCGTCGCAGCCGCCTATCTTCTCGATTCATCGCTTTGCGAAATGGCGGGCGGGAACGTAGGGATCGTTTGTCTTACGAAGGACGCAAGCAACTACTATTTGAAGACCCTGGTCCTCTCGCCGACCGGCTCCGTGGTGAATGGCCTCTCCACGATCGCAACGATTGCCGTGTCGAACTGGATTTCGTCGCCGGCGGCCGTGCGGCTCTCTTCGGGGACGTATTTCCTGGCTTACGCCTACAAAACCGGCTCCACCTATTCGGTCCAAAAACGGACGTCTACGGATTTTTCTTCCTGGTCTTCCGCCTCGGCGTGCGTGGTGGGGGGCTTGGACGATACGAAACGGCGGGACAACGTCTCCCTGTGCGAGGCGGACGCGGGCGAACTTTTCTTGTGGTTCGACTACCTCGAGTCGGTCTCCGGGGCGGCCGAGAAGACGAACTGCTACTACGCGATCTCCGGGGACGGCGGCAGTACGTGGGGAAGCGCGGTCGCAGTGACCTCCTATCCCGACGTCACCGCCGGGGGACGGCATCCAGTGGCCCTAAAAACGAACACGGGGGACTTAACGGTTGCCTTCCACGAGCGCCGCGGGGCGCTTAACCTGGACGACACCGCCGCAGGGTGGAATACCGGGGACGAAGCGTTCGCACTATCCTTTGAGCCCGCCAGCCGCAAGCTCTACGTCATCAACGGCCATACTCCCTCCGGGACCAGGGTCCTGCAGAACGTGGTCCGGATCGACGTCGACACGTGGACCGTCGAGAAATGCTGGGACCAGTATTCGGTCCCGGCTTTTCCATCGTATTTCTTTGCGGCGGCACACGTGACTTTCGGGCGGACCCACGCGGAAGAGAACTTAATCGCCGTCGGGAACGCGCGGACCGCCCCATCGCAGTGGCACATCTCGTTATTGGACGGAGTGGCGGACACGATTCGGACCTTCTCCTTCCAGGACAACGTGACGTACGGCCTGACCAAGAATGTAAACGGGTTTCCCGACATGGGGGTAGGGTCCACGTACCTAAATCACCTGTGGGTCGACGCGACGGCAAAGCGGCTCTACCTGGTGTTCGTGAACAGCTATTATTCGAACCGCGTCGTCGAGATCGGCTACATCGACCTGACCCAAACCGGGCCGGACTATTCCTATACAAGCCTCGTTCACGAGGTGAATCAAATCTCGGAGATCGAGGCGACTGGAATCCAGTCCGGGGACTTCGCGGTCATCCCGGAGGCTGATCTTATCCTCCTGTCGGGCTACAACTACGTCTCGAGCTGGACCGGGCACCTTCGCGCCTACATCCTCTCGACGGGCTCGCTTTATAAGTCCTACAGCAACGCGACGAACGCAGGATTCCCGTACCGGGGGTTCTCCGCCGCCCTCTACCGGGACGGCAAGGTCTATGGGGCGTTTGGGTACGAACCGCTCTACGGACAGGCGGACCGGCGGGGCTTGTGCGAGATCAATCTGGCCGACGACTCCGTTCGATACCTCCAGCCCACCTGGGGGACGCACGACAACTACGGGTTGGACGACATGGTTTCGACGTCGGATGGGCTGATCGTGGCGGTGGCATACGGGTACGGCATCACGCTTTTTAACCCCGGGACGGGAGAGTGGATCCTCTACGACAACACCAACCTTCCGGGGATGGACCCCGGTGGTGGGTATCGGTTCTACTGCGTGGCCTTCGACGAAGCGAGGGGGATGATCTACGCGGGCGAAGCGTACTCGGCAGGCGGGTGGACCGGAATCATCGCCATCTCCCGGTACGGCTTTTTACGCCAGGCCCGGTATTTGAGCGGCACCAAGGGGGCAGGGTGGGCGTTTGGGGCCCATTCGCCCCTTGTCCAGGGCCTGACCGACTTCGAGGCGGCCCTCGTGGAAGACCCCGGCGATCATTCTCTTTACGCCTTCTGGACCCGCCAGGAGGGGACGCAATACTCGATCGCCTGGGACAAGGACGCATCCGCACTTGATCTTGCGCCGTATCTTCTGGCGGGGCAGGACATCGCGATTAAAAGGTCGATCGACGGAAGACCGGCGCAGTTGTCGTTCAGCGTTTCCGATGGGCCCCTGTTCGATCCGTTCAACACGAACTCACTGCGTTCGATGTACTTGAAGAAATTCCGCAAACTCACCGTTCGGATTGGGGAGAACGTCTCCGGAACAAACTTTTGGGCCGACGCCGGTACTTTCCTCGTGAAAGAGGTCAAGCTCTCCTACGAGCGGGGGAGATACCCCTCCATGGCGGTTATAGCCGAGGACAAGCGGTGCGTCTGGGAGGCGCTCGATATCCCGGCGACCCCGTACTATACGACCACCCCCGAGGAGATCATCAAGTCGGTGATGACAGTCTTCGCCGGCGAGGTGCTGGAAAATATCGTCCTTCCCGCCTTCAATGGAAGCTACGTGGTCAACCACCAATGGATGGACACCACCGTTAAGAAGGTCGTCGAGGATCTCTGTTACCGGTTCGGGTATTTCCCGTTTGTTCGGCAGGACGACATGGTCAGCGCGCGGAGGATCTCCGATTCCAACGCAATCGACCACGTCTACGCGGACTTAACCAAGATCCTTTCCTTTACCCCCGATGACTCGTTCTCCGATTTCACCAACCGCGTCACGGTCGAGGGGGAGAGCCGCGAATCGGTCGAGGTGCTGCAGAAGGAGGAGCGGATCGAGACGCTCTCCGGGACGGTGGGGTGGTGGGGAGGGAAGAAGGTCCTACAGGTCTACTACTCCGAAGACAGGAACCGTGCCTGCCGGAACCCAAGGATCGAGATCGGCCAGTCGGTCTCCTCCTTTAACTTCCGGATCGGGGGCGGGGGCGAATCGATCACGGCGTTCGATACAAACGAAAAGTGGGTCGAGATCACGATCGACGTCCCGAACTTGGTTCCGGTGCTTGTGGCCGCCCTTACGGCTTTGCTGATCACCGCCCTTGCCTGCTACGGCGGACTGCCCTATGTGACGTATCCGTGTTTCATTGCCTATACCCTGGAGCTGAACGTCATCCTCTACATCATCTCCTCGATCGCCTCCTACCAGTACGCGCTCTTCGCCCGCCCGGTGGGCAAGGAGAAGATGAAGATCCAGGCGACGGCAGACGATCTCGATACGCAAGGCTCGTTGGGCAAGGTCGTCGCGAAGCGGATCGAGGAGCCGCTTGCGATCACGGTCGACCAATGCCGGGAGGTCGCGGGCCAGGAGCTTCTCGTCGCGAAGCTCCAGCGGCGCCGTGCACGGTTTACCAAGGTGGCACACCTTCAGGACGAGGAGGGGGACACGATCCAACTTTCCCATCCCTACACGAACGCTGCGTTGAAGGTGTTCATCACCGATCTTGTCCGAAAATTCCGGTTCCCCGCCCCGGGAGAGGAAGACGGGTATTTCCTGGACGAGATCGAGGGGTGGGTCCTGCCGTGAGGCTGTACGGCAAGAGGTTCTTGAAAAACACCCTGCGCTCGGCGGCATTTGCCAGGAACGATTTCCGGGACGCCATTGTTTGGGAGATCAACTCTTCGGAGCGGTATGCTCGGGTCAAGATCCAGGGGAGCAACGAACTGATCGTCGCCTATTACCCGGACTCCTGGACCTATACCCCCGATTGGCTCTCGGAGGGGAGGGCGGTAAAGATCGCCCACACCTGCGGGACGATCGGGCGGATCGAGATCATAGGAAAGGGGTATTACGTTCCATCGCCTGTTTCCGGGGACGTTCTTCCACCGGTTGCCGTGGGGGCGGACTGCGTCCTGTCGGGGTGCGAGCTGCGGGCGATCCCCAACGGCCCGCGCATGGCGGTCCAGGTGCTGACCGGCACCTACCGGATCTCCGGGACACAGTACGCCCTGGGGGAGATCCCCATGCTGTACGGGGACGCCTTCAAGATGGGAGACGGCGGCACGATGGAGTCGGTCGCCGGGGTCGTGGCGATTAACGCGGCCCCCTCGGCGGGGCAGTTTCGGTGCGACCTGGTGTGCGTCGGTGCTGACGGCGTCATCGACTACGTCCCGGGTACGGCGGCGGCCAATCCCGTAAAACCTGCGCTTCCCGGCTCTCACGTCCAGGTCGGGATGTACATCCTCATCGCGGGCGGGGCGACGGATGTTACCGGGGCCGATATCGGCAGGGAGTACCAGGCGCCTTACCCCGCAAGCGTAACCGTCGTGCCGGCAGATCCCGACCTTGCCTGGAACGAGCTGTCCACCACCATCGCCGTCCAGGTCCTCGATCAGTACGGAAACGCAGTCGTCCAGGGCGGGAACGGCTGGTACATCACGCTCGAATTTGCCGCCGGAAACGGAACGATCTCCTCAGCGGAGGAAGGATCCTCTACGGCCAAGGTCGGATTGCACACGGGGGCAAATGAGAATCAGGGAACGTTTACCTATACGCGGGATCAACTGGCGACAGACGAGTCCCCGATCTTTGAGGCCGTCCTGGAAATCAACTATGCGCTCTACGGTTACGGGAAGATCATCCTCCGCGATGCGGCGGGAGACCCGATGTGAGGAGGGGCTTCGTGGACTTGCCTGAGGACCAACTGCTCCGGGAGATCCGGGATGAACTTAAAAACCAAACGGCAGTGCTTTTGGAAGTGGCTGCGAGTTTAAGGAAACTCGCCGACCATTCTGCGCGGGCCTCGGACGAGGTGGGTCGGAGAATTGAAAGTGCCGCCTCGCTCCTTAAGGGGACTCCTTTCGAGGGAATGGCTAGGGACCTGATGACGGCGGTAAAGGGGTAGTCGATGGGGACGAACTTCCATACTCCTTGGGACAACACGACGCTGTTTAAATCCTCGTCGATGAACCCGTTACCGTCGTCTTTGGACCAGGCGATTACTTACCAGAAGGTGATCCTCATCCACTGCGACGGGGCGATGGATTATGTAAAGACGACCGGCGTGCTGTCCTGGAGCGGAAGTTTAAGGATTCATTTCATCCGGTCTGATGGGCAGGCGATCCAGAACACGGTGAATGCCGGCAGCATCACCCTGGCGGACAACGAGTTCGCCTATGTGGATTTGAACGAAACGAACAACACGGTCGTCACGGTTCAGAAGGCGGCAATCAGTACGGGGACTGCGGCCAACTTCAAGGCCTATAACCGGGTGATGCTGGCCTACCGAAACACGGCTTCCGACGAACTCTACCCCGTGGAGCTTACAAGAGGGTGGACAAGCCCGGCAAGCGCCCTGCCCGAGCGCAGCGCCACGATTTCGCTTGTCCCCGAGTATCCCGGGGCCGTCCTTACGAAATCCGGGACTGACAACGATCCGGGCACGGAAGGCATGACTTCCGACCTGGATGTGAGCGGAAACACGTATCGGCCTTATTACGAATGGTCTTCGGATGTTGCGGGGGCGATCCAGAGCTACGACCTGTTCGTCCAGTGGCGCGTTCCGTACAACTTCAAATCCTTCCAGGCAGGGACGAACCAGGCGCTGCAGTTAGAAATTTGCACGGAAGAGAATGCGACCACCAACAACAAGATCGACGCGACCCTTCAGAAGGACGGGGCTGTAACCACCTCCTCCCTCACCGCCCAGAAATCGGATGTCGCCGCGACGTGGAAGCAGGTGGGCTTCGACGAAACGGACTCGGTGCTCTCCGGCCTTGCCGCCGGGGATCTCTTAAATATCCGGATTCGGCTTTACTCATTCAACTCCAAGTGGGCGCGGGTCGGAAAAGTAGACCTGGCAGCTGTGCTCCAGTAGGGAGGACCGATGGCGCGGATTTTCATCGATGGGTTCGAGTCCGGTGCGCTGGATCTATGGGACAACATCGGCAGCGGTGCTTCCGTGATATCTGCCCCGGCGGGATTGGATGGGAGCTATGCAGGACAGGTCGTGTCCCCTAACGCATTTCTGGAAAAGATCCTCTCCGCGGCGGCCGAGTATTACACCGCTTTTCTCTGCAAGATCACCTTCACGGTCGCAGGAAGCTTTTCGATTTGCCAATTCAAATCCGGAACAACGATTCTTGTCGCCATCAAACGGAATTCGGCGTCCGGGAAACTGGAGGCGTATAGAGGATCGACACTGATCGCCACGGGGGGGACCTTGATCAACCTGAACCAAGTCTGCCACCTTCAGGTTCGCGCGAACATCCACGATACGACCGGAATCGTTCAGGTGAAGGTTGATGGGATTGTGGACATCGACTTTTCCGGGGATACCAAGCCGGGGACCGAAACGACGATCAATACTTTCCTCGCAGGGGAAACCGCAGTGAATCCCATGACGATACTGTTCGACAACGTCGTCATCGATGGTGCGTCCTGGCCCGGGAAAACGAACATCCAGGCGATCCGCCCCAACGGTGCCGGGAACTCAGCGCAGTGGACGCCTTCCGTAGGATCCAATTGGGATTGCGTGGACGAGGTCCCCGCCTCGGACGCCGACAACGTGGTGACCAACGCAAACGACCAAGTGGATCTCTATGCGGCGGGGAACCTGGTCGGGACAATCGATTCTGTTGTCTGCGTCCAGGTCCAGGCGCGGGCGGTGAAGGAGGGGGCGGCCACGCCGCAGAACCTCGCTCTCGGAGTGCGGACTGGGGCGACGGACTATTTCTCCTCCGACAAGATCCTTCCCACAGCGGCGAAGAGTGTCTTCAACATCTGGGCGCAGAACCCGAACACAGCCGCAGCCTGGACCAAGACCGACGTCGACGGAGCAGAGATCGGCATCAAGTCGAGAGCGTAACCGATGGCGGATCAGGCGAAGGTCACTCAGACGATCGGACAGGTAGAAACGCTTCCGGCTCCGCAGTTGAAGGCCCTACAAGTTGCCGCGCAGGTCGAAACGCTCCCGACACCCAGGTTGAAAGCTTCTCAGTTGCTCGCGCAAGTGGAAGTGGTCCTCGGGATAGCGACAGGGCCGACCCAGGAGAAACTCCTGCGTCACGGCGCCTGGTTCGATCCCTCCGGGAAACGGAGGTTCTGGTGGGCAAGGTGACGGCAGGGACGTAACGAGAAAATCGGAACGATGCAGTCGTGAGGGCCCCGCTTCGGCGGGGTTTTTTATTTGGAGGTGCGTCCATGAACCCGCAGTACATCTGTATCCACCACAGTCTGACGAAAGACGGGCAGGTCGTCGACTGGGAGGCGATCCGGAAGTATCACCGCGAGGTCAACGGCTGGTCTGAGATCGGCTACCACTACGGGGTCGAGCGAGTCGGCAACAGACTCTCACTCCAGGTGGGCCGCTCCGAGGCGCAGCCCGGGGCTCACACGAGGGAAATGCACATGAACGGCAAGTCCCTCGGGATCTGCGTCGTGGGGAACTTCGACTTGGCTCCGCCCGGGCTGGAAGTCCTGCGGTTCCTGGCGGACATCGTCAAGCGGAAGATCGCGGAGTACGGCATTCCCGTCCAGTCGGTCCTCGGGCACCGGGAGGTCGGCGCGATGGCGGGGTTCGACTGGAAAAAGGGCCAGTACAAGAGCTGTCCGGGGAAATATTTTCCGATGGACACGCTACGGGCGATGCTCTCCGGCGAACTCAATATCGCATGACGAAAGGGTTGTGCTGGCCCGGGTTCGGTGCGTGGTTCCCGCCGTTCGGGCCGGAAGAGGTCTGTGCGTTTTGCATACAACGAACGGGGAGGTGCTTCAATGGCAAGCGTACTGTCACTGGTGATTCCAGCGCTCATTCCGGCGCTGGCGGACGGGATTCGGGGGGTGTTCGGGAAACTAACGGGCGGAGCGGGAGCGAAGCCCCAGACCGTTGAGGAGCAGATCAAGCTGATGGCCGCGGAGAATGAGCGGCTGAAGGCATTGGCCGAGCTTGACAGGCCGGCGGAGAACATCTCGCCGTGGGTGGCGGATTTGCGCGCGTCGTTCCGCTACATCGCGGGCGGCTTGATCATCCTCGGGGCAGTCTCGACCCTATATGCGCCTGTGGCGCAGGACGTTCAGGAAGCGGTGTGGAACCTTGCGGGGAGTGTGTTCGCCTTTCTGTTCGGAGACCGGATGTACCTGAAGTTCAAGCGGTAGGGGAGGTTTCGATGGAGCAGTCAATCACAGGAATGGTCACGGGGGCAATCATCGCAGGAGGCGTGGCGGGACTTGTCTCAGTCGGTGGGGCGATCGCCACGGTGAGCTACCTGCGGCAGTCGTTCACGGAATTCAAGACCGAGACTGCCAGTGCGTTCCGCGACCTATGGAAGAAGGAGGGGGAGCAGGATGTACGGCTGAACACGGTCGAGCGGAAACATGAGGGACTGGAACGGGAGCACAACCTCCTCACTCGGGAACACCAGGTATATCATGGAGACGTGAAATGATGTTATGAAGGCGCGTGCCTTCCGACATGACCTGCAGAAGACCAACGGATTTATCCCCTCCGCGGCACTATCGGATTCCATCGACAAATCCGCCTTCACTTGGACGGAGAAACACCTTGCCCGAAATAAAGTCGGGAACAAGGGGGAAGCTTCTCGGGCCGCCCACAATCTGCCATCAACTGGCCCGCCATTCATCCTCCGCCAACGCCGTCGCCGAAAGCAAGGGCGACGTGGTATCCTCTCACGGCCATCGCCGATGGCTATGCCGGGTTTCCCTGTTCTAGGACCAATTAACCGAGAAATGGCCTATGACTGTCGTTGCAAGGTCGCTCCGACTCGGAGGGTTGCAGGGGCGAGAACAATTCCCCTCGCCACCGGGACTACGGGCATGGAACCGCGCTAGTAATGTATTGTCAGCGCCGTGGCTTTTCCTTAGAATCTGACGTAAGCTCACCGGGGGTGTGTTTTTTTTCGCGGGGGAGTTGTGAAAATCCGTTGGAGCAAACCCATTGATATTTCGCGTCTGCTCGGCCCTGGCGGGAAATGTGGGGAGTTAATTCCCGGGGTGACAGGAATTTATCGCTTCAGGACGCTGAGGGAAAAGGGAAACGTTTCCAGGGGGTCCGTGATTTACATCGGAAAGGTGGGAGGAGGCCCGAGGAAGGACCGGCACCTTCGCCGAAGAATTGGAGAGTTCATTATTTCCGGAATGGGATTTGGGATTCCCCACTCGGGTGGAGTTCGATTCTGGGACGATGGAAACGAACATGAGTTTTGGGTGCAGGATCTTGCCGTCGAGTATTTTCCGACGAACGATCCGACATGCGCGGAATTAAGAGCGCTTAAGGAATTTGAACGGGCAACTGGCAAACGTAAGCCCCTACTTAACAAGAACATACCAAGGCAACCGTGTCGAAAGCACGGTCTCCAGTGAAATATCTTCTGAACCGGCTGCATAGAATTTTGCGGACACCATGATTTCCCCGTATCGTAGGCGTCGGCATAGGCGGAAGAATAAAAAATCCATGTCCATAGAAGAACTTGTAACAAGGATCTCCAAGCCCTCTTACACTTTCGTTGACCTTTTCGCGGGATGCGGCGGGCTCTCGCTAGGTCTAATGAATGCCGGATGGAAAGGGCTTTTTGCGGTTGAGAAAGAGCAGAATGCATTCGAGACGCTGCATCATAATTTGGTCGGCAAGTCGACAGGTTCCCGATATACGTGGCCTGATTGGCTAGAAAGCGGGCCTAGCGACATTAGCAAGATAATTACCAGGTACCGGAAAGAACTAATAGCATTGCGGGGATACGTGGACCTAATCGCCGGAGGTCCGCCTTGCCAAGGATTTTCACTGGCCGGCAGAAGAAAAAAAGCAGATCCACGGAACAAGCTCTTTCTACAGTACATGAGGTTCGTAAAGATCGTTCAACCTAGAATGGTAATAATTGAGAATGTTAAGGGTATCACTATAGAATTTGGGAAGAAGAGGAGGGATTTGTTAAAGGGAAAGGTTCGCGGGCGTCGACCGAAACCTTTCGCCGATCGTATCAGGGATTCTCTTGAGAAACTTGGCTATACAGTAGTCCCTTTGCTCCTTAAGGCAGTTGATTTTGGCGTTCCTCAACTTCGCCCAAGGTATTTCCTGATCGGGGTGAAACGGCCGCAATCGCCGGGATTCGACGCGACGTATCTGCAAGATCTCATCGACAAGACGAGAATATCTTTCCTCGAGGAAAAGGGATTACCAACCAATGGCTACGTTTCTTCCAAGGAAGCCCTTTCTGACTTGGAGGTCAGCGAGAAACGCTTAATAGATTGCCTTGACACACCTCGTTTCCGCCAGATCGAGTATGATGGCCCACAAACGCATTACCAGCGGTTAATGCATGGCAACTTGAACGGGGTGGCCCCAAACAGCCTTAGGCTAGCGAACCACAGGGAAAACACCAGGTCCCGTTTCAAGCAAATCATAGAGACGTGTAGGCCGGGCGTTAGTCTTTCCGACGACGATAGGGCGCGGCTGGGACTCGGAAAACATTGCGTTGTCGCTTTAGACCCTAATAAGCCATCCCACACATTAACGACGCTCCCCGATGACATTATTCACTATTCGGAACCAAGGATTCTCACCGTCAGGGAGTGCGCAAGACTGCAATCCTTCCCCGATTGGTTCGAGTTTCGGGGTAAATACACTACTGGCGGTGAAAGGCGCGTCCACGAATGCCCGCGCTATACCCAGGTGGGAAATGCGGTCCCACCTCTCTTGGGCGAGGCAATTGGGAAAGCCCTGGTCGAAGTCCTAAGTAACGCGGGGGCGCCTGCATTGCACCATTAATCCCCGCGACTCCTCGGAAACAGGACGGTTGGCGATGGCACCTGTCACGGATCGAAACGACTTCCTCCTCGAGCTGCTTGCCCTCCAGCAAGACGGTAAACACGCGATAAGCGCGCCAACGAACTGGACGACCCACGAACCCCTCCTGGAAGTTGCAACCGACGTGGACGCCATCGTGGAAGAACTCCAGGATGCGGTTCTTGTTGGAAGCGATGGGAACCAAACGGCCCGCTGGCATTTCTTTGTCGGTTCTCCTGGCAACGGAAAGTCTGCCGCCATGGGCAAGCTCTGCAGGCGACTCATTTCTGCCAAGGGATGCCAAGTTCGCGACGAGGGGGGTATTGCCATCGCGGACCTGGAGCCCACGGCGATACCTTACGCGATCAACGTCTATGAAGGCAGCAATAAGTTCGCTTCTGTGCAAATCGTGCAAGACGCGTCCGTTGTCCGCAACCCGTTCTCTCCCGATGTTGACCCGGCCAAGGAATTGCTTGATACGCTCAAGAACGCGTGGGAGAAGGGGATCTCCCTCGTGGTTTGTACCAATAGGGGCGTCCTCGAGAAGGCACACAGGGATAACCAGACCAAGCCCGACGTGAATACCACGCCATGGTTCAAGGTGGTAACGGCGGTTGTTTCGAACAACTCCTCCCTCTCGGGTGAGGTGGAAAGCGTTCGCGAGTTCGATTCAAAGAAGGCCGTCTTCCGCAGGGTCAAGATCGGATACAGTTACCTCGATGATTGCAGCCTGTTGCTCGGGCGAGACACGTTCGAACGCCTAATTCGCAAAGCCGCGATCGAGGCTCACTGGTTAGGCTGTCCATCGTGTTCTTCGCACCTGATGTGCCCCTTCAAGGCCAACCGAGACTGGCTTGCCGACGACACGTCCCGGCATCACGTCTTGAAGTTGATGACACGGGCGGAGGTGCTGTCGGGGCAAATTGTCGTTTTCAGGGAAGCCTTGGCAATCATCTCCCTCATTCTGGCCGGCTGCCCGAGGGATTACGATGGAGCACATCCGTGCGAGTGGGTCCGATCGAAGGTTTCCATCCATGACATCTTCTCCTTGGCGACACGTCGGATTTACATGAGCCTGTTTGCGTCGTCCTCGCCATTTGGGCTCGAAGCAGTCGAAGCCTTGCGCAAGAAGCAGTTCGACGCATTTCGTGGCTTACTCGACGCGATTTCTCAAGGAGGCACCCCGGCGACGTCGGCAGCCTTTGGGCACCTCTTGGCGACGATTCCTCCCACGACGGATGTCGGGGCCACGCGGCTTCTCGGTGCGCAAGGCGTCATTGCTGTCCTTGATCCGTGTAGAGAGGCGCTTCCTTCCGACTTCTATGATAAGTGGGACTCCGATTTCGATGCCGTCCCCACGGATAACAGGCCTTGCATCACCGAGATAGAGCGGACCTGCCTGTCAATCTGGAAGGAGCTGGAGCAAAGCCTTGAGCTTGTCGCGGACTACTCCGTGTCGGAGGCACACTGGGCGCTGCGGCGATGGAGCAGCAACTTCCTATTGCACCTTGCTGCCCTCCTGGAAGGTCGTTCCGCCTGGGAAGTTGAACTTGACGAGTTCGCCAAGCTGCTTGGCCTAATGGCCAAGCCCGTGGAACAACGATCCATGGAGGACAAGCGCACCATCAAGCAGCTTGACACGCGCTTGGATGCTCTCCTGAATGCCGTGACGGGGGAACAGGCGACCACCACCATCCAGCTCTCAGAAGCTGTTAAGCTGGCCGGGCAGTGGGTCCGCGAGAAATTGAGGCCCAAGACGATTGCCAGCGGTGCGTCTGGAAGCGTGTCACTCGCGATAGCTTTCGAGGGAGTGGAGCGGACGATGTTTGCCGCCCCGATGTACCTATGGCTTAGCCGGCTGGCCGCTTCGAAACTCGACACACGCTGTTTTCCCCAGGAACTTCTCGCGGGGGTCGAAGACGCGCGGGTTCGCGCGGCGGCAAAAGGAAAATATGCCTTCGAGAACAACGATGTAGAAATTGTTGTCAACACCGGTGGCGGTGAGCGCTTCACGCTTGCCAGGATTGATGGAGACGTAGATGTCGCCGATTAG